TGCGACGACCTCGAAGTCCGTGGCAGCATCTGCAACCACCTCGTCAATCTCAATCGTTCCAGATCCGGTGTACTGTGCGGATACGTCAGAGACGACTCCACTGGCAGTAATAACGGACTTTGTTACTGTATGCGTAAAGCTCATGGCTTACTCCGTATTGGTGGTGAATATCTCAAGTAAATCAAAATTCTGATTAAGCGACTCACCGCCAGTGGCTACCCTGAAGACCATGTGGCCGACATAGTTTCCACTGGAAAGACCGGCTATCACTTTCTCAAAAACTAGAGTACCGCATTCCCAGGTCTTGTCGAACATTTCGATTCGCTCTGAGTTTGCTTCGCCTCGCTGAGACTGAAGCTCTGCGAGTAAGTCTTTTGGAATAGCTACTGGCAGTTTCATGTGAGTGCTTTCTGGTGTTAAAAATGGAAGGGGGAGAGACTGAATAGAAATTCGTGTTACTTTTCGCCGAAGCTATTTTTCACTTTGAAAATCCCAGACTGCGATCTTCCCCCTTCCACGACCCAACGAACGATGCTTTATAGATCGACGATGACGACTCTGTATCGCCATTCATCGGGTACGTGAATCGAGATAGCCTTCTTGTGAAGGATCTCTGCTTCGTTGCGCTGTGCATGGTCAGGACTGTTGCTCTCGTCCCATACCAGCGTTTTATCAAACGCGGATTTGGTGAAAGCCCAACCGAGAGGCTGGCTAGTCAGGACGTACATCTTGCCCTTTGCAAGCTGTGCATTCGGAGTCCATGAGAAGTTATGTCCCCATGCGCTCGTCATCATGCCACTGCTGAAGATCGAGTCACGCGTAGTAGAAGTGACAGTGTCCTTCGGCTTCACTCGGTCGCCATCATTGAAGTCACTGACGAGGTCAATGAAATCCCATGGGTCACGAATGTTCTGCGGCGAGATCATGATCGTCTGGATGCTAATTGGCTCATCAGCACCACCGGCTGCACCGAACTTGGAAACATGCTCAAGGATCGTCTTGAGTTTTCCAATGGAAAGTTCAGTAGCTACGTCGACTGCGTTCAAGTCCAGATGGTTTAAGTCTGGGATGTTTGCAGTATCTACGGACGAGTGGATGTTCAGCGAGTCACGAAGTCCACTGTCTACTTCAGCGGCATCGATGTTAGTCAATGCCAAGGCGTCCAAGTGCATCTCAAGGTCATAGGCAAGTGTTTGTCGCACTGCTTCTGCTTGAGATACGTCGCCCTGCTGGAGGTCAACGAGAGGGTAATTGACGCGATCCGTCTGGAGATAATCCATCTCCAAAGTTGTCGCGGCTTTCGTTGTTCGCCATTGCGCTCGACGACTACCGCCATCAACACCGACATTGCGAACCGTGAACTCATTCAAGTTCCGGCTTTGCGGTCGAGTGATCATTGGCAGTTCGTCTGCCGAGAGATCCACCATTTGGAAGGCTCCCATCGACCATGGCGTAGCCATTACGTCGGCGGAGATCTCGAAGTTTCGATAAGCAGCGAAGTCTCGTGCAGCTTCTGCATTCGTAGCAGCGGCAACCATCAACGCTCGGTATTCTCGCAAGTCGTCCTGATTCGTCAGGTCGAATCGCTCATCTCGGTAGCTTGCGTACTCACGGTCAAGCATGCGAGCATTCTCTGGAAGCATCCATGGGATGCTAGCGAACTCTCGCTCACCGCGCTTGGCTTCAGCTACCATCTGGGTAGGGCTTGCTGAGTTGATAGGGGAGGCTGTGATATTCTCACCGCCTCCTTGAAAATTCTTTTCCGCGTCTCTTCGCAGATTGCGGAGGTGGCTTTTTCCTGCCATGTTTATAGCTCCAATGGAAATTTATTATAATCTATTTTGAAAATTGTATCTCTGGTTTTCCAGTGGAAACTTTTACGTTTCAGTTACGAACAGATGTGGCGAGCAGATCTGCACTCGAATGCGAACTTCAGCAGCATTCTCTGGAGTAAGGTTGGCTTGTAGGAGATGGGCGTGAATCACGTCCGTTGCTACGGCAATTTGCCAGCAACCATTCTTCTGAGTCAGCGGCGAACGAAGTGTGGAGCCAGTTGCGAGCAGTCCAGTACCAGAATCGGTGACTAGATTGTCAACAGACGTGATTCCAGTTCCCTCGAACTCCCAGATAGATCCAGGCGCTGGCAGGACAATGGACACTGGGCTTCCACGCTTTTTGGGGATATCAAGCTTGCCGATGGTGAATTCTTTGAACCCGGTTTCATCAGTGGTTCCACTGAGGTTGATCGAGTGATGCATGAAGCCGAGGAAAAAGTCTCCGACTTCAGCGTAGGCAAGTTCTGTTTCGTCGTTGTCCTTTAGCGTAACGCCCTTGCCCTTTTGAGTAGTTCCGACATTAGCGTCGGCTACACTAAGGTCAAGTTCGGTTGTCTTTGCACTGTCCCAGTAGTCGTAGCTACCGGAAACATGTTTGAATCGTGAATCTCCGAAGTGCATGATGCTCTCCTATTTCTTGGTAGATGGTGTGAGGTATGGCATGAGTCTCTTCAGCAATTACTTAGCGTAAGAGATTGCACTTCGTCCACGAAGACTCTTCGTTACTTTCGTGCTTGCCGTTTCAGCGGCCTGTTCAGTTGACCCAGCGCCTACCAGTAGTTGAACCTTCTTGTTGACGCTCGCAGTATCAGCGACGACTTCAACTTCTTCAACTTCTTCTTCGGAGGTTGCGGCCTTAGCCAGTTGCTTCAGGAGATTGATCGTTCTCTTGAACATCTTGTCGCCAGCTTCGTCGTGCGACATGGCTTTAACTTGTTCTTCGATTGTCTCTTCGTCATCTTCCTCGAACTTGTATTCAAGGTTGACTCCGATGTCTGAGATTTCCTTGAGTCGCGATGCATGCTTTTCGTCCGATGCTTTGACTGCATCAAATTCAGTTTGCTTCAACTCAAGAGCCTCGTTAAGCATAGTTTCGTGCTGCTCTTTAGTCATGAGTTCGCCGCCTTCAATCTGGCTGGCGATCTCACTCTTGACTGACTCGTCAAAGTCTGCCTGTACGGACGACTGACGCATCTCAGTGACTAGACTTGCGAACTCTTTTTGAGTCGCCTCGTCTACCGGATTTCCACTGGAAATCTTTTTAGTTGCGTCTTCCATTTTCTTGAATAGATCTTTGAATTTCACTTCGATGTCTCCGGGTAAGGATGCTTCTTCTGGTACAACTGTGTCGCCAGAGTTGTTCTTACCCCTGAGCGGCACGTCAACGATGTGCAGATGAACCTCAGAATGCTCTGTGCCCTGAGGATCTCGCCAATAACTGTGGTGAGTGTCGGTTCGTCCAGTGAGCTTAGGCTTGTTGCCCCTCACTAAGTTCATGTTCTGTAGATAATGTACGTGACCATTGGACGGCAAAATCGTTCCGTCGCTAAGAATTTCATGAACGTGCCCGTCTTCATCTCCAGGCTGTGTCTTGCCGATTATGGCAATGCTAGCTAAATCGTTAATCATTGTATCGACAGCTACGCTGGCAACCTCCACGCAATTTTCTTCACCACTAAAAATTTTATATTTTAGTGGAAGAAAGATTTTTCCGCTGCTGGATGATGCGACTTCGAGACTGGTGCCAGCAACCATTGCCAGTACGTCGCTGGTATCATCTGCCGGGGAGGTGGTAATACCTGCTCCCCAGAAGCTTACCTTACCGTCGACACCACCCAGGGCTACTGCCATCTCGTGACCCTTGTAGTCTTTGACTCCATTGCCGTGAACGCATTCAAGCATGTCACCATCTGCGTCGGCAAATGGAATGAACTCGTCTCGGTAGTAGAGGGCCGCATCGGACCACTTGTGCCCGCACTCCATCGAAACCTTCCACTGCTCGCGTCCTGTCAAGTGGTTCTTAACTATGTCTGGGATCTTCGAGTGCCGCATGTACAAGGCACCGAGGGCGTACAAGGGGACTGCGCTGTCTGGGATCGAGCTTGCGTCTGCAACTTCTTTCCACTGTAAACCTTCCTTGGCATAAGCCACTGCTTTGATGTGACCACAGATCTCATCGCGAGAGGAGATGCCATTGTCAATAAGAGAATGCTCGATATCAATCAAGCTGTCTTGAGCGGAAGCAAAGGAGTTTGCCAGGGTCTTGGTGGTGAAGCACCGTCGCTTCTTGTTGACTGTAGGTAGCGAATGGCAGAGCTTCATCGGGAAGTAGATTATGTTTGGCGAATCAGAGAACTGGACATCTGGAAACATGTCCCTGATCTCACCAACGTCCATGGTCTGGACGGAGGCGTTGTCTCCTACTACTCTCTCCCGAGAGTCGCCTGACTCAGGAGCGCCGATCTTGTGTATGAAATCGTCAAGTGTGAAAGGCATGCTACGATGCTCCTGCTGGGGGTTGTGTTCTAGTACCTTCGTTGGCGTCAGGGTTTCCATCTACGCCGGGTCTACCTGGGTTCTGATGCTCACCGCCTTTGTCTCCGAAAGGATCGGGCGGCTCGGGCCATGACCATAGCTTTGTCTTCTCTTCCTCTGCTTTGGATATCGCCTTCTGCCTTAGTGTAGAATCAGGATCTCTTCCAAGCTCCTTGTGTGCTGTTCGTGGATCTGTCCATGCATACTCTGCGAGGAACCTTAGCTCATTTAGTAGCTGTGCTGGTTCCTTGAGGACGTTCTCATCGAAGCCTGCCGAGACAACGCAGTTCTCTGGGGTTTCTATTCGATCAACTATGCTGTCGTGATCAAAGAACTCAGATAGCACCCACTTTACTTCAGTCCTTGCGTCTACTAAGTGAGCCATGAGTCTCTTGACTCCAAGGAATCCACTGCCGTAATTGCCACCGTCACCAGTGAACACCACTACGGTAACACCTGCCCAGTTGAAGATTCTCTCCTCTGGCTTCTTGTACTTCTCACCAGAGAACATGTCGTTGGGAGGGAAGATGAAGTCGAAGGACACCGTGTGGTTCGTTACTATCTTGGCGGCCTGTGATGTGTCCTTGAGCTTGGTTGTAAGTGCGTCGATATCATCCTGCTTGGCCCAGTTGTTCTTCTGTCCAGCAAGAGGGCCTTGGGTTATGGACTCACCCATCTTGGCGTGCAGCATGAAGTGCTTCATCATGAACGATGTAGCGAAGTCGCCGTCCGTACAGTTGTTTCGAGTTTCCAGCGGAAGGAAAATGTTAGCCATGGATGGCTTGGCTAGTCCGTGATGCTTTCTGTTGTTGGTCTTGACTATCCAGTTGTGGCCGTCTTCCCTGTTCAACGCAACCATACTGTCGCCGGTCTTCACGGCCTTGATGTATGCGAACGGTATGCCTTCGTCGTTGACGAGAGCCATGAGGGCCTCTTCTCGCTCTGCCTTTGTATAGAGGCGAAGGGCATACTGTATCTTGTTTCTTATCTCTATGGGAATTGCAACCCTTAGTACATCGTTTCCAAACGAATTATTCCAGTCGATGTCGCCTGGGTTAAGGGCGGTGATGTCCTGTAGGCCAGGGACAAGTGCCTCCCTTGAGCGTGGCTTTGGCGGCACCGACGCAGATGATGACTGAGATCCCTCTGACTTAGGGTCGATCTTCCAGTACAGAATCATGCTATCGCATGTGAACCAGTCGCTTAGAAGCTTCTTGGTGAGGGCGTAGAAGTCCCACTTCCTTTTGATCTTTGCGAGCTTTACCTCGAACGCAGAGAACTCTACCTCGTTCTCATTTCCACTGGAAACTTCTGGAGCGCAGGCGATGTTGAAGCCTGATGTAGTGAAGTCAGTCTTGACTCTGACCAGTCCCTGGACTAGGTCATCCCTCTCTGACCACTCCATTGATCGTCGAATCTGCGTGTGCTTGGCCGCAGGGGTGGCGTCATTCATCAAGCGATCAAGAGTCGTCTTCCTGATTCTTGTGCCGCTGCCTCCTGTACTGCTGCCGCTAGTGAACGCAGTGTCGACAGTGCTGAATGCGAACTCCCTGATGGGTACGCCCATCATTTCGATGGCACCGACTTCGGCTGTCTCTTCAGGCTCGTCTATGATGATCTTACGCAGGTCTGCCATTGAAACTCTCTCCACTAATGTTTCGTGTAGAGGATTTATCGGCAGCTTATTTATATTGGGTCAATAGAAATTGCTAGATCAGATCCACCTTGCCTTCCAGGCATGTCCTTGCCGCTCAGTGCTTTAAGTATAGAGTATGCAACGAACGAGTACAGTAATCCGTATGCAGAATCTTTTTTATTCTTGGATTTAAACTTGTACATTCCGTATGTGTCTATGGACGGCGACTTGTCTTTGTGTCTAGCGATGTCAACTTGGATTAACTGCTCAACAGTTATGTCCATCTCGGCACGTATCACATCAGCCTCTGCCATTCCTTTCGCTCTGTTCAGATACTCCCTCTTGGCACCAACGTCCCACGTACCACCAGCCTCTTCCCATCCGTTCCATCTTCCTGGGAGTATGATGTTTCCAGTGGAAATAGCATCCCTCATAGCTCTATGCATTCTGTTTACTATGACGCTATCAGACGCCATCTTGCCCCACAGTGCATTAATGAAGAAATCTCCACGCTTGAACGGAACCAGTATATTGTCACCTATCAATCCATGTGGATCTCCAAGCTCGACCATTGGAATGACTGACTCTATCTTTCCTCGTATCGGTATCTCTGTCTTCCTGAGTTCATCCCTGACGAACAGTCCACCACCGCCTGGATCGTAGCACACGAACGAAAACTGAAACTTCTTGTGAAGCTCTTGGATTATTCCTGCCATGTGTTCAGATTGAATGTTGTTCTTCCGAATTGTTAGGCAGTGCTGCGGCGGTTCTGACAGGTCGGATATCTTGAGTACAGATATAGAGAAGTCATCTGCACTAGACTTAGTGTGATCAGATCCACCCCTTGCTGTATCGTACCCGGCAACGTACATGTCGTTGTCGCTGCGTCTTTGCAGCAGCATGGGAGAGTTCTGCCTCCGTCTAGCATCGATGTCCTTCGACGAATAGAAAGACATGGAGTCCTTCTGCCACCTGCCATCAATCTCTGACTTCACTACGCCATCAGGGTTCGTGGTCTGCATGGTGAAGATTGTTCGACGATCAACGAACGCCTGGAACTCCTTCTTGTTTACTGGCACGTGCCGGTAGTTGGATGTAAACCGCGCGTAGTCCTTATTGCCCCTGGCTATGTTTGAGTCGATACTCTTGACTAGCGTGTATGACCTGTCATGCCTGAAGCCTGGGGTTGACATGCAGTGTATGTGGTTCTGCATTATCTTGTCATCTTGGTAATCATTCAACGCAGTGACTCGACCGAATAGCGTCTTGGTGAGTGATGCTATATTAAAGATTGTCCACTCGTCGAAGTACCCATCGTGCCAACGCTCTGATCTCAACCGCTCACTATCCTTGTCGAAGTTGGGAGGCAACGCCCTGATGGTGGCACCTCCCCTGAAGTGGATCTCCCATGCCGAGGTTCCGTGCGTGATCCTTGGCCTGCCCTGCTGTGTCTTTACGCAGCTTCTGAATATCTTGGATGACGAGTACCATCTGTCATAGTTCTGAAAGATCAACTGTCCCTGACGGAACGTACCTGAGATGATTCCTGAGATTCGATTAGGAAACAGGCAGGATCTCAGTGCAGATAGCAGTCCAAGAGTAAAGGACTTTCCAGTGGAAAATCCTGAGTCGTCCATAGTGAAGTGGGTAGTCCACATCTCTGCGAGCCTAAGCTCCTGATGCGGAGGGAGCTTTACGTTCAGTATTACCTTCGCTGCCAGAATCGGATCATGTATGAAATCGTCAACCATCATCGCAGTTAGCCTGTTGTCATTCCTCCATGCGTGACTAGTTGCCATCTTCTTTTGCCTTTCCATCTAGTGGTAATGCGTACTCGCTGTTCAATTCATACCCAAAGAAAAGGGCGACTTGATGCGGGTCCTCAGGCAGGTCTGCCCCTGAGTCTAAGTGCTTCTGTGCAACATCTAATGCCGTTACGGTATCATATCCAAGTGACTGAAGCAGGTACTGTAGGTCCATTGGAAAGTCTAGGACAGGTGCTAGTGCTATGGCTGCATCACTGAACATCCTCCTCACGCCAAGGCCCTCTCTTGCTTCCTTCTCCTTCATGTACGAGTCGTGAATCATCGCCATCGACTTCTCGTCGTCGCTTAACTCGAATGCTTCCTTCTCTGGTAGCTGTTTGCGAAGGGATTCGAGGTTACTTATGAGTCTGGTCTTCTTGGAGTCAAGCTCCTTAGTCAACTCTCCCCTAGTCTGGATCATGTAACAGGTAAGCCAGTTTAGTTCAATCTCTGTGATTATGATCTGGTGGCACAGGAAGTATGCGGTCGGATCTCTGTAGTAGCCTGAGTACTGCTCGTACTGCTCAAGGTAGTACTTCCTCTCGGCTTCAGAATATGAGTCTGGGGCTACGCCAGGTGGAGTGATCTCTATGACAACTCCAGTTTGCTCAAGCTCCGAATTACCACCCTCCGTTTGATTGTTTCCACTGGAAATAGGTTCGTGGATATCGCTCTGCGTTACCGGGGTGGCGACCGTGTCTCCTTCTGCGTTTGTTGAGAACTCTATGTCCGCCCCTCTTCCAGAGCATGACCCGCACAGGGTTTTGTCTTCGTCTTTTATGTGCTTGTTCTTTCCGCATTTTAAGCATACGGTTAGATGCTCGCATTCTAGTTCTTTGCATATTGCTGGCCTGTTATCGAGGGACACCATGTTGCATTTCTTGCATACTGCCTTGTATGAGCAGATGTTTTTCTGTTCAGCCATCGTAGTATCCCTTGCTAACTGCGAAGTAGAAGCCGATGTTTATGGCATCGGCTATGTTCTGCTTGACTCCACCATCAACAATCAGTGACGACGTTGGATTAAACGAAGTTATAAGCTTGTTGGCAGTCTCGACTGACCATGGCTTTGCCTTCTTCTTGCCCCTGTGCTTCTCCCAATCTATTGGAAGGCACATGTCCACTGTCTTAGTGCTGAGGAGTACACCCACTATGGCGTATGCTACAGCGAACACCTTGAATACTGACTGTGCCCTGGCTGCAAGCATCTCCTTCTTAAGGGTCTTGACTCCGTAGATTGTCTGAGGCGGCTGCTCAATCACTATGTGATCAAAGTCATCTTTGATGGTAAGGCTTAGTACTGACTGGGCTATGTCCCTTGCTCTGTCGTGTATCCCTTCTGACTTCGTCCTTGGCCGTATGTTCTTTGCGTAGTTGATGCCTTCCCTGCCCATGCCTCGTATCTTGAATTCCCATGAAGCAACGCCGGTGTGCTTAATGCCTGGGTCTATAGATAGTATCTTAGTCATCACCGAACCCCCATGTAATCTTGCGTTCGCTTCTCGCCCTCTTGTACTGATACTCAGTCATGTACTCAGGGCGAGTAAGTGCAGCATGGAATCCGTGAGAGATCTCATTTACTGTTGCTGGAAGCCCAAGCTGACTTAGGGAGTCGGTCGTGTCCCTGATTGCATCCTCCGCCTTCTTTCTTTTCTCTGGTGAAGACTTGTCCCATCCTCCATTCTTCATGAAGGCTATGCCACGGTTGTAGTATTCTCTTAACTCCCACGGGTTACCGTCTTCTCCAACAATGCCCTCTGTCAGCATTGTGCCGAACATCTCCATCGCCTCGAAGATCATATCATTGCCGAGATCGTAGTTAGATCTCCAGGCTATGTCGCACTCCCTTACTGTCAGGTACTTCTTTCCTTCGTGCCTCTTCTCAAGTGCGTCGTTCATACATGTGGCTATGCTCCAGCCAAAGTTCAACGCATACTCAATCGCATCCTTCTCGTATATCTCATGGGCCTCTGTGAGATCGAGGTCTGCTTCTCCTCGCTTATATTTCCTGGGGCCAGCCTCTTGTAGCCTTGGCTTGTTCGCTGATGGTAGGTCTGAGATTTCCACTGTAAACTCCTGATCTAATTGAACGGGTCGTCCTGCTCTTGTGAGTGATCGAAATCACTGAATGGATCGTCACTGCTTTTTGATGGCAATGAAGACGTGTATGACTCTGTAGTGTTAGCTCTCCTTGAAGCCTTTCCTACGTTTAAGAATACTCCCTCTAGCATATCCGCTATCTCTTGGTCCTGCCTCCATCTCTGCATGAACAGGTTGAACTTCTTTGTTTTCTTGTATCCCCACCTGCCGCTGGTTATAAGATTGAATCCCTGTAGAGTGGCTATGTTAGACCCTAGCCACCTAGATCTCATGTCTATTTGCTCTTGAAGATCCCTCTTCTTGACAGACTCTAGCTGTTCGATGAGCAGAAGTATCTGACAGAAGTGATTGCCATCCCTGAAGAATTGATTGGAGGAGTCCTTGGCCTGCTTGATAGTCTCCTCGAATACTTCCCTAATCTCATCGAAGTCAGACAGTGTCTTTCTCTTTCTGTTCTGATTGGACTTCTGGTGAAGCAAGCAGGCGGGCGAACTGTAGATTGAATCTATGAACATAGCCATCGCGGCCACGTGTTCCGGCTCTACGTTCAGAGCCATTAGGTCATCAGTAAAGCTTCTGTCCAGTACGGCATAGGCTGTTGATAGCCTAGCTAGGTTCAGCCTGAAGTCCTGAGGATTGACCAATGGTATGTCGTCAACATACCCGTACTTGTCTGATAGCTCCGTCGTCTTCTCAAGGCACATGTCCGTAGCCTCTGGCGACCAGTGTATCTGATCTATCTTTCTAGTCCATGCCCAGTGAACTAAGCTTCTCAGCATTTTCGATGTAAGCCTTATCTCTGCATCTATCTCTGACTTCTGATTGTAAAAATCATAGTCATGCTTTCCAGTGGAAAACACGGCTAGGTCGAGACGCCTAATAAACATAGGGTCGAAGCATTCCCTCAGTGCTTCGCACCCGAAGACGAAGTCGGATATCGTGGCGGCTTCTCCGTTTGCATCCTTGGGGTTCATGAGGAAGATCGTTCTTGTCTGTGTGTGATACCCGCCACTGGCTACCTGCTCGATGCTTAGAAAGCCAGTGTCCATGGCTATCGCCATTCGCTTGATCTCTTCCTTTGTACTCTCTTGCGTCTCATCGATTGCTATGATCTTACATGAGGCTTGGACGTATCGACCAATCGATATCATCCACTCGCCGCCCTTCTGTTTGATTGCGTATAGCAGGCCAGTCCTTGTTCCAGATAAAGCCGAAAACAAGTCTCCGAGTTCAATCCAGTCGGATAGAGCAGTATAAGTCGCTGACTTCCCTGTGCCTGAGTCACCGAGGATGGCACTGTTGACCCAGCCTCTGATTCTTCCTCCATTAAAGTTGTAGTGCAATGGTGAGAGGTAAGTGAGGAGGACTGTAAGCAGGATGTGATCGGCATCATAGATCTTGGTAACCCCATGCACTAGGTCGTGCATTATCTCAGGTACGGTAAACTCATCCTTCAGTGCTTGCATTACCTCCCTGTTGTCTGACCGTGCCATGTCGAACTGTCGCCAGTCCTCTTCCATTGGCACCATCTCTTGCACGAACAGGGTAGCTATAGCGGTGTGCGGGTGCGTTCGTATCCAGCCTGTAGCCATGTAGTTCTGCGGCTGGATCGTGATGTTGTCCTCTGGCTGAAGGATATACACTGGGGTTTGAACTAGCTCCTGTGAATTCTGTAGCCTGCCGTCCTGATCTTCTTCAGCCCTCCATCTCTCCACTACTTGGTGAGCGTAGTACTCCTCCATGACTACCTTGGTTATAGGCTCAACCGTGCACTTCTTTCCCTTGGCACATGCTATCTCGGCTATGGACCTGAGGTTTGCACTCTCTTTCTGCATGCATGCTTCAATGAACAGGGCGTGCCCATATGGTATAGTCTGTGTGCCAGCGTCAGCGTGACAGCATTCACCACCTGCGAGCAGTGGGCATTTCTTTATCTTGTAGCTACGTATAGCATGGAAGATCTTTGATGTTGTACCTGATATGGTGATGGGCACGGTGACCTTCTTGTCGATGTACTTCCTGTTTTTCAGGGCAACGACTAGGTTGTCTACTTCTTCAGCCTCGACTGTGGCCTCGTCCCCGTCCATGCCTCCGCATATAAGCTCTGGCGTTTCTTCCATTATCTTAAGGAAGTCATTGGTGTTAAGCTCTGACTTAAGGAAGAAGTCGGTGAGGTCCTTCGAGTCTTTCGTTCCTTCCAGCGGCAGGTCTATAATCTTTACAGTGGAAAACTTGGATGCCTCCAGTGCCTTGAGGAAGTACTTATTGGCTACGTTGTGAGATGACAGCTTGCCTTCTTCGTCGCAGTCGAAGCAGATGTATACGAACTTACCGAAGAGATACTCCATCCACTCAGGTGCAAAACTTTTGACACCATGGGTGCCAGTGACAGCACCATAGGTAGTGAGTCCAGCATCTGCGAACATCTGATTCAACAGTATGCAATCAAACTCGCCCTCGCATATGACTACGTGATCCCAGTTCTCAGCTATCAGCCTGTCTAGATTGTACAGCCTGACCGGCGTGCCGTGCCTTCTCTCTGCCGGTGAACCCCTGTCTGTTACTAGGTTCATCATCTTGGATGATGCGTCAGCCTGAGGTGAGTATCCCCTTACGTTCCTTACTTCACCCTTCTTGTTCCTGACTGGTATGGTGTAGCGTCCGTCTGTCCACTGACCATCGTTGCTCTTTACTTTCCAAGTCTTGTCCCATCCGATGCAAGCCTTCTCAATCGTAGGTGCCTTGAGGCCCCTGTTCTTGAGTAGGTACATGAAATGCTCTGGGCGTAGAGCTTTATTGAAGGTATCCACTACGATGGTATCTATCGGGGCGTTAGCGATATCCATCGCGTCCGCCTTATTTACCTTCGGGATGATGTCAGCGTCTTTCCTTTTAAGCTGTGCTGACTTAGTCTTTGGGGTTAGGGCGGGCTTATCTTTCCAGTGCTTTATGTCTACACCTGCATCATCTGCTAATGCAACCAATGCTTTCGCAAAGTTCGTCTTATCATCTGGTGCTAGGCCGGATTTTATGATCCAGAAATCAAATATGCTACCGCCTTTACCGCATGCATGACATTTAAATCCTCCTGTCTCAGCGTTTACAAAGAAGCTGGGCGTGTTCCGGTCTGAATGCAGTGGGCATAGGACCCTTTTTGAGGTCCACCCGTTCTGTCTTCCTCCACCGAAATCCTGTCCATCGCCGCAATGTGATTCATAGAATGTTACTATATCAAGTGATCTTACGATCTCTTCCTTCAACTGGTCGGTCGTCATCTTATCCATGTGTCATTCCTTTCCACTGGAAATTATCTCAGCAGTCCTTGCAATCCAGTGGATCGTTTGTCTACCACGCTAGTGTCAATACAGAGCTTCAGTGCCAAAGGATCTCCAACCAGAAGGGTGAGTTGCTTTGGTCGTGTAGCTCCAGTGTAGAGCATGTTGCGAAACAGTAGTCTGTAGTGAGCCTTGAATAAAGGTATGACGCACACCGGGAACTCAGATCCCTGCGAGCTATGCACTGTAAAAGCATACGCCAAGTAAACGCTCTCTGCATTATCGGCGTTTAATTCAACTAGGCCATCTCCTTCTGGGCCAGCACCTGGGCCAAAGTTGATAGTCAGTCCGTGGTTTCCAGTGGAAATAACTGTGCCTACATCACCGTTAACTATCTCTAGTTCATAGTTATTCTTACGGTTGATGACTCTGTCGCCTACTCTCAGCCCTCTATATCCACCGCCCTTGCCTGGATTGATCCTGTCTCTGAGTCCGTCGTTCAGTGCGACTGTGCCCACCTCGGACTTCTTTCCAGGGGAAAGAACCTGTATGTCTGCATGCTTCAGATTCCTATTCTCGGGTATGGACTCGCTTACGCAGTTGATGATGTAGTCTCTTGCTAGTTCAGGATCTCTCTTCTCGACGAAGTAGAAGTCATTGAATAGCTCACCTGTCTTGGGATCTGTCTTGGCTAGGTCCTCACCATTCAGTATGCGTCCTGCGTTGTACGCTATGCCGCTGTCAGCACCTTGTCTAAACAGATAGTTCAGGTTGGTGTCTGGTATGGCACGAGACATTATCAGATCGTGCATCACGTTGCCACTGTCGACTGACGGCAATTGATTTGGATCTCCACATAGAATCACCCTGGTTTTCTTTGGGTTGATTGCTGAGAAGAGGGACTTAGCTATGCTAAGGCCAGCCATGGAGAACTCGTCGAGGATTACGTAGTCGTAATCTAGGTTCTTCCTTGGTCCGAACTTGAATCCGCCATCGGTCGGACTATACTCAAGGCCACGATGTATGGTCTTGCATTCAGGTGCGTTCTTGAATGGCTTCTTGCCTGGGTCGTTCACTACCTCATCTGCACGTTTTCGTGCCTTTCCGGTAGGAGCGAAGATCGCTCCAGACAGTCCTGCGTTGTCGAATGACTCCACTATCTGCCTTAGCGTGGTGGTCTTTCCTGTTCCCGGCCTGCCTCTGAGTATGCTTAGAGGCTGGGTGCATGCCAAGTGCACTGCCTTCGGCTGATCTTCCTTAAGCCCTTCAGTGACCTCTGGTATGGCATCTACCTTGGCTTTGATTATTCTCTTCACGTAATAGGCAAGCTCGTGCTCTCCTGCGAAGTTCTCTGGAGTATAGAAGTATGTGGTATGCTTTGCTGTCGAGTCTTCTGCTAGTTCTGGCATCGCGAATGAACCTCTCTTGGCGTGGGGATTACCGTGAGGGAAAAACAGGGTCCCCACTTTACAGTGGAAACCCCAGGCGTGAACGGTAGGAATAGATGACTAGATGTCGCCTTCGTCTTCGTCTTCGTCTTCATCTTCATCTATCTCTTCGCCAAGCTCCTCTTCAAGGTCGGAAATCTTCTGTGCCATGGTCAGTGTGTCAGCTTCAAGCTTAGAGTTTGTTTCCTCAAGATCTGACACGATCTTTTTGAGGATTGCTACTTCAGCGACGATAGAATCGTCAGGACTAAGATAGCCAGCCTTCAGCTCATCTCGCTCTTGAGTCAACTCCTGAATTCTTTTTTCCATTTGGCTAGGTTTCATACTATGTCTCCTTCTTCTTCGTCTTCTAATGCATTTCGTTCGTTCTCTAGGTCACGCGACAACGCATCGCCTTCATTGAATTTTTCGGGGAATCTAGCCCTGAGCTTCTCTATGTTCTTTCTCTGGCAGTAGTCTATATCGACACCGCATGCTGATAGGACCAGACCGATGTACCACATCAAGTCTCCGCATTCTTCGATGAGGTTCACCTTGTCGATGTCCTCTTCCCTGCCGTACATCGTGCTGTCGTCTGCGAATACCTCCGCTAATTCTCCAGCCTCGGTCATGATACCTATGATTCCGTGTAGTAATCTAACTGACTTGTTGTCAGTGAACTTGTCGTCCTTCTCTTCTTCGTCATGCAGCCAGTGCTTCAACTGCTCTGTAGACTTTGGATCGTTGTAATAGATGTGTCTCTTGATTACATCTAGTCTCTTGCCTACCTGGGATAGAGTATCTAGCTCGTCCTCAAGGGTCATGATCGTACCGGAGAATCGCCTCTTCATCCCTGGTGTTATCGGTGCCTCTGTTCTTGCCGCTAGTTCGTCATACTTTTCCACTGGAAACTTCCTTATCAAATATCTCCGGCGTCGAAGAGAACTTAGCCGGATCGCTTCTGTTAGTACAAACCATTCCGTTGGTCAGCATGACTTTCATCTGCTCGACCACCTTCTGTCTAGTTACTCCGAGTAACTTACATGCCTCAGTGACTAGCTTATCCTGTGGAACCCTGGTATGCCCACCTTCCTTCATCATCTCTTGGAGCATATAGAATACTCCAGCTTGAACTCTATCTGGCCTGATCGAGGGTATGCCCAGTGCATCTGCTATCATTGCCGCTGTCTTGAATCCTATGCCATCGACTGACGTTAGCCTGAAGCATTCCTTGTCCAGCCTAGCATGCGCTGCCTGGCCGAAGAATCCAAGTATCTTTGCGACTAATGCTGGACCTAAGCCTAGTCCGTACAGCATTGTCTTGGTTGTCATGTTCCTCTTCTCTCCCTTGGCCCATTCGGATAGCTCCTTGGCTCTGTCCTCAGTGACCCCTTTGATTGAAAGAAGGCACTTGTAGTCATCTGCTATCTTGTCTATGGCGTTCGATCCTATAGTCTCTGCTATCTCTGCTGCCCTCTTGTCTCCTACGTTTGGTCCTTCACGTATCAAGTAGTTGATCAGTCCTTTCTCTGTGAGTGAAGTGGTTTCCTTCCAATCGCTGACCTTAACTCCCCACTTGTTGAACTTCTTGTCGAAGACTGGGATTCCCTTTACGTGGTAGATGGCACCAACGTGAACTGGGTGAAGGTTTCCTTTGCATACCAGCTTGTTCCCTATGTGATCTGGGTTAGCATGATGGGTGATTGAGCAGGACACTATTGCATAGTTGGTCTTTGGTTCATGGAAGTACACCTGATCCACTGATACATCGAACGTCCTCTCTTGTGGGTCTGTCTTAGCCATGATTCTTTCCAGTGTAAATTGAGAACCTACTCACCGTCATCGTTATATAATGAGTCCTGTACTTCAGTGTTGACACCAAATGGGTAGAACCTACCTTCAGTGTTCTCGATGTGGCCGCATCCCCTGCATACATGCTTGTAGGTAAGCACTGCATCTTTGCCTGGATTTACAACCTCTGTGGCTGCACAGAACTCGTACTGCATCTCGGTTCCGCAGTCGCAAAACAATCTCTCGATGAAGTGCTTGCTCTCAAACGATCTTACTTGAGCCATGTCACCCTCTCCTAGAATACGAGTAAGTCAGTTAGGAATGCCACTTTCAACTGTAAATCTTCCTCTGTTCCGTTGTTGTTTATCGTTATGTCGCACATGTCTTCGGTCACTGTATTGGAGCTAGTCGGTTCTACGGGCTTCCTTCTGTCAGCGTCTACCCATATTGATAGGTCGAACACCTTCTGCTTCCTGGCTTCAGCAAGTTCTTCTGCGTTCCTGATTCCAACATACATGTCATACTCAGCGAAGATCTTCTTTGACAGGCGTGCCTTGTCGTCTTCGTTGTATTCGCATATCAGTTCATACCATAAGGCCCTGTGGTTGCTTCTGTCATTGAAGCAATCTATCAAATTTTCATACCCGAATGTCTTGTGTATCCTGTCGAAGATGAACAGCTTGCAGCAAAACATGCTGGATGACTCGAACGTCATTCCGAGATTCTCTTTGAAGAATAGTGCTACGGTGTCCTTACCGTGGCGACCGTGGCCGCATATCATGAGCTTCATTACTTGTACCCCAGTAAAGCATTGCTATACTTGATCTTGAAGTCTACTGTTGGGTCTACTCTGTGTACCTTGAGTCCATGCTTCTCTGCGAAGGAAAGCTCCTCGCTCATGCCGTAAGACTCTTCGTAGCCTGGGACGCTGGCGAACAGTAGCTCACCGCAAGACAGCATCATGTGTTCGTCGAACTTACGCCAGTGATTGTACGACGCTTTCTGACCTCCATGGTTCATTGAGATCTTGTGAGAGTGGACGATAGGAGAGAAGCACATCTCACCAATGTCGTGGAGGTAAGCCAGGATCTCATGTGCTACTTCGTAGCGAGCCACCATTACGTCCATCCTGCAATGGCTGTAAGGCGTACATAAGTAGAAGCAGGACTCGATGTAAGTCACGGTGTGTGAATACATGACACCGTGGCCTGTACCGGGCAGGAACTTGCTGCCAGTGTCCACGCCTTTTGCATCGTTGATTCCCATAATGCGTCCTTCTTTACAGTGGAAATTACTTGTCGCTTACGATGTCTCTGAACTCTGCGTATGTGAAATGCTCTTTTAGTATTGCGATTCCTGTAGCATGCCTATTGGCTATCGTTGACATGCTGCACTTCTCGAACCTAGCTATCCTCTTGAATGGTATGTTCCACCAGTAGTACAGCCAGATGGTCTTACGTATGCATCTGTCTTTGATTACTCCGAGGATGGCTCGCTCTAGCTCTATCCTGCTGAGTGGGTCCTTTCGCGTCGTGCCACTGCACTGGATCGTAGTGACTACGTCTATTAGATTTCCGTTCTCGTCCGTTGACTTGACCTGAGTGAATACGCCTGTCTTGTAGAGTGGGTCTTCTAGTATCGGCCTCACCCATTCTCCAACGTGTTCGCATATCTCGTCTGTAGTCGGGGGCTTTTGTAATCTTGTGGCAACACGGGCAATGAGAGGCTTTAACTCACGGCGGTTCTTTGAAATCGACCGGGGATAATGCTGATGCGCTCGAAGGCAGTCTATGATAGACCCGCTGATCCTCTTGTACGCATACTGCTGGAAGTTAGTTCCCTTGTCGGGCGAGTACGAACCAATTGCTTCTAGTAACCCTACACTCGCAGCCTGCTCCAAGTCATCGCAGTTGGCTGATGAATGGGCTGGCATCTTGCGTGAGTAGTATGATCTCGCAAACTTCAGGGCTACGCTATGAAATCTGCGAAATAGTTCTCCGCGTGCTTCGTCTGATTTTGTTGTCGTGTACTCTGCCCATAGTTGAGCCTCAGTAAGCTCTGGCTTCACTGCGTTTATGGGTTCTTTGACTTCCTTTTGGCGTGGGGTATCTGAGGCTAGCGTCCTTAGGGTAGATCCTGATGGGGTCAGCACACGCAAGTCTTTGCGCGACATGTATCAGAGTCCTTTCTGGCGTATTCCTGACTGTAGTAGCTAAGCAGAAGGTGGGGATGTTTACAGTGTAAAGGGTAGCAGAAGCTTGGTGCAGAATAAAAGCGTGGCGGCGGGTGTGAATAGGCCACCCACCGCCACTAGCTGAATCTCCAAGTCCCCACTTTAAGAAACAGCGTCAGCTTCTGCATCGGCATCGCTTGCAGCTTCGCCCAATTCAGCAGCTTCTTTATCAGCTTTCTCTTTGGCTAGCTTGCTAGCCTTGTCCTTGGCTTTCTTCTCAGCGGTCGCACGCTTCTCTTTGTAGTCGGTTTCCCACGCTTTGCGAAGATCGACTTCAAACGTCTCGCCATCGAACTCGAATCCGATATCCTTCAGATTCTCTTCTGACGCAATCGCCATTGCGTCAACAACAGGCTTAGCGGCAGAAGTGTAATCGGGGAACGGTCGGTTGCCATCGGGGCCGAGAGGGCTTTTCAAGTTGGCGTTAACTGTCTTAACGGAATCACTAAAGAACTTCTCTTTGTTCTTTCCTGAGTCCTTCTTGGCCTTATCTGCCGCATCCTTCTCAGCCTTGGCTGCGAGGAACGGAGCGATTGCAGCTTCGAGCTTCGTCTCAGGCACACGCATCACGCAATTTAGTACGTCAACCTGGGCTTCACGAAGTTGCTTGGCGGTGTACTTCTTCTCTTCACCGTCTGCACTCTTCGCTTTGTTGCTGAGGAAGGTCAGGAAGTTTTCCTGAAGATCCTTTGCCGTTCGCAACTGAGGTCGCTTTGGTGCGGCGTCAGTACTTTTCTTGGCAGTAACATCGCCTTCAGCCGATTCTTCAGCCGATGCATTTCCACCGTAAAGATTCTGAAGGTGAGACTCGAACTCGCCGTAGGTCATGTCCTTTGCAGTCTCGCAAAGCTCACGATACTTGTCCATGTCGTCCTTCGGAGCGAAGCGAACGATCTCTCGTGCGTGACTGAGAGAGATGACTTCGTCTGCGACCATCTTCTGGCACTCGGGCGGCAATCGTAGCAAGCTAAGGAGGCGGGAAAGAGTAACTTCCTTTACGCCAACCAATGCACCGACTTGCTTTTGGTTCAAGCCTTCTGCCTTCATGATCTCAGCAATACCAGCCGCCGTCTCAATGGGATTGAGATTAGAACGGTGGAGGTTCTCGATCATCTGTGCTGCCTTCAACTCACCGGAGTCTTTGGGTAGCATGATACCGCACTTGACGTTGTTCTCCCAGTCACCACCGAGGAGGCGAAGGGCCATGACGCGACAGAATCCGTATACCAGTTCCCATGACTTACCGTCGTTCTTCGGGCCTGGATTGACTGCGACGATTCCGACAGCTTGGAGCAAGCCACCCATCGATTCGATTGACGCTGCGAGTCCTTCGATGTGTTCGTCGCTGTAGGTCTTGCGAGCGTTGTTCTTTGGCTCAACATAAATGTCTTCGAGGTTAAGCACGATCACATGTGCATCGCCCGTGTTAGTTGCGTCGGATGTTACTGCTTGGTTTGCACCTGCTACTGTTTGTGACATGTTAATGTCTCCTGGGTTTGAAAGTTAGAAATTGTTAGGTCTAGTGTTTACAGTGTTTACAGTGGAAATCTTTAGAAGTCGTCGTCGTTCTCTTCTGGTGCGGCGAACGGATCAGCGTTGTCTGTTGGGGCTTCGTTCGATTCGCCTGACTTGTTACTGGTGTCGTCGCTTAGGTCTGTTGCGTTGATCATCGCAAGCTGTGCGTCCTTTCCTGTCTCCTTGCTAGCTAGTTGAAGTGCAATCTGATGAACCATTGGAATCATCGCTGGGCATGCAATAGATGTCTTGCCGCCCTTGTTGATGTCCATTACATAATACGTCTGCTCCTGGCCCGCGTCAACCCTTACTTTCTGATTTGTCGAAACGAAGTATGTTCGACCGTAAGGTGCTAGGCTTTCAAAGCGGTGACCAGCCATGAATGTGGCAAGCTTCTCACCTGCTTTGCTCGACGTTCTACTGAAAGTCAGTACTACGAAGTTTGACATTGCTGTCATTGTCTCTTGGTCGATTGGAAGGACCAAGTAGTTCGTGTTGACGGTGACTGGCGGTCGTCCATCTTGATCTGGGAGCGTTCCGTATGTCCCGCCGTGCTTCTTCCAGATTCCTTCCCGTACTTTCTCTTCTGTCTTGTCGAGAGATTTCCAGTGGAAAGGGATTGGTTCTTCTTCCGTTCGTTCTTCAAGTGTCTTCCACTTGACATACTCGAATGGAAGCTTTGCGATAGGAACGAACATCATGTTGTCCACTAGCGTTAACTCGTCAGGGTTAACGCCCTGGTCGATCAACCATAGCGGCTTGGCTCGCTGTGTCAGGATGGAACGGTTGATACTGTCAACCAACTGGCCTGCCTTGTACCCTGGCTTGCCTTGTGCTACTTCCGGCGATGCTGGCTGTAGGATAGCAACGCGACTGATGGCAATCTCTGCCTGCTGATCGACGTTGTCGTCGAATGCACCTTGCAGAAGCTCAAGTTCGTCTTGAGTAGGCTCTCGAATGCTGATTTCTGTGTCTGGTGCGACTTCATCTTGTGTGATAATTTCGCCAGTGGGGTCCGGTGACATAGAGTCTCCTTTTTTGTGCGACTTGGGGGCGACGGGTTAGAATGTGGGGATCGTTTAAACTTCTCAAGTTATGTTGCGACTGATTTTCTATCGACTGTACATGATCATTATACCAGAAAATAATCTTCTTGTCAATAGGGGCTAGAGAAAAAAGTTTACACTGGAAATGTTAAGCCTGGGGACCTTATTATCACTTAAGCTCAATCCACATGTGGTGGTCACTCGTCTTTTCCCCCGGCAGTGCAGTTAATAATTTTGGTTCTACTACCCTTACGTTCATTTTCCTATCTAATTTCTTTGCTACCGACTTTAGGAAGCCAGCTAGGTTGAGGTTAGTGTCGCTGTCTATATCCAGTATGAACGTCAAGCTGCCAGTGAACAGCTTGAAGAAGTTTCTGATCATGCATGTACCTAGACCGGCACCTCTCCAGTCAGGTTCAACCGCGAAACTCGCAACTAAACTGGTAGACTTCCGCGTGTCGAATACCATGTAGCCAGCAGGCGGGAGTACGCCTTCCCCAGTAACGGGGTGGACATCAGGAGAAATCTTTGATGGGTTCGTGGGAAACGCCAGCATTATATTTCTTCTCTCGGCTATGCATTTCTTCCATATAGCTGAGTGGAACGGCATGAGATCTGCGTTGCCAAAGAGTCCTGTGTGAATGTTAGGATCTAAGGCACCCGTCATCTTAATGGCTGAGTTGACCATCTCTCCACTGGTTACTAGCTTTACCGTCGCTCCATATGAGGACATGTCGTCAACGAAAAAGTCAACGTCCCTTATGAAGCCAATAAAGTTCTCTGCCAGTTCTGGTGCTGTTATAAAGCTGGTCACCCATAGTAATGCTGTGTCTGTACATAATGCCTCTATGTCAGCTTCGGTCAGGGTCGATGAGACTGCCATGACGGACTCGTTGTAAGCAGAGATTGACAGTATCGCTGCGTCTTGAACTGACTTCATTAGATCTTCAGGCTGAAGAGGCCGAGAAGGAGTGAAGTCCAATACATGGATAGCTTCATTAAAGAAAGGCTCTAGAACTGCCGCTTCCTTGACGGTCTTGTTTCCAGTGTAAACTTCAAGGGCAAGTGCCCAGTCCCTGTCCCTTCTGTAGTTGATGAACACTACGGATCTCTTACACGGTAGTCCTGGCAGGCCCCTGGACTGAGTCCACTTGATCCCGTTTGCGATCTCAGGGGCATCAACTTCCTCATAAGAGGGAATAGCCCATACTCTGAAATTCGACATCTCGCATTCCTTCACGTCAGTCATCTTTACCCTCGCTTTCTTTATCGACACGGCCTGATTCATCGACCTTATCGGAGACTGTATCTAAAGATATGCCTGGGATGTTTCTGGCGATGGAATCCTTTAGGTCCTCGGGTATGTCTCGGATGAAGATTACTATCGCCGCCTTTCCCTGAACATGCCTAATGACTGACAGGTCGAGTAGTTCCTGCCTTGCGTTCTCCGACTCTTCCGACTCTTGATCGCTCCTCGACTTACCCTGCTTCCATCTCTTCAGTAGCTGCTGGTAGATCTTCTTGCAGAAATTGAGTGAGTATGTTGTTCCTATTGCCCTGAGGCAATCGTTGAACTTGTGTCCCTCTCTGAACTTCTTGAAGAACGTAGCGAACTCAGTGAGTAGCATTTCACCCTGATGTCTATTGGTCCTCTGGACTATTACCTTTGTTCTGTACTGATTAAACAGTATGGAGTACACGTCTAGGTAGTACAGGTCGCCGCGACATTGAGCGTTACGCTGCTCGTTAGCCATTCTTAAAATCTTGTGTAGCGGTGCGTCTCCCACTGCGTACCAAGATATGATCTTCTTTATTAACTCCTTGCCTATATCCTCTTCTTTGTAGATGACACTGATTGGCTCTCTTGCTGTGACGCCCGCTGCCGTCTTCTTATTTGACATGCCGGGCTTGCGTTTGACCATCTCTGGCCTTACCCTGGTCTTGGGCGTCAAGGTGGTGGCCTGCTCCTTCCCTGGAACTACCACCTTGACTGACTCTACTCCTGCTGTGTCAGCACGCGACTGATCTTGAATGATACTAGGTTTTTGCTTTTCCATTGGAAATTCTCCGCGTGATTATGGACCCACTCTAGCCCTTGACGATCTGAGAGCGGGTTGACATCGACTGTAGCTGGCCCAATACGCTCTTGCACCATGTATCGTAGTTGCCAAGGATGTGGACCGATCTTCCATCCTTCATTCCGATGTGGCACGTGTTGGTGTAGTCACCTTCGTCGAACATTCCCTCTAGCTTTGGATCTACGATGTGTCCCTCCGGCAGTTCGGTTAGCGACGGGAACGTGAGTTCATCTATTGCGGCATGCTCTGGATTCCTTTTTTTAAGGTCGTACCTGCTTACGTTTCTGCCCTCTATGTATGTAGAGAAGTCGACTGCATTAAGGGCTGCCTCGCAGCATGCATACCCGAATTCGCTGCCTTGATCGTTTGGAACGAGAACTATTGGGTTGACTATTACTACAATCATGGTCATGGTCCTTGGGTTATAGGGTTAACTGTGGTCATGCGTTCGTGTATAGTGGGCGGTTTCGTACACTTTGTGCTGACATACGCACCTGTCCTGCTCCTCCCTGAGCATTCTATTTTGCTTCTCCAGTCTTAATATCGCCTCCTGAAGGTCCTTGTTCTTCCCGATCTCCTTGTTTAATAGCGTTAGTAGGCCCATTACTGTCCTCTTCTTTCTCTGTTGTGTTCATCAAAGGAAACATTTGGTAGTTTATTACGCCTGCTGCCCAGTTAAAGTTTCCACTGTAAATCTCCTGTTACATTCCAAACGGGTCTTCGCTTGAATACGACTTGATGTTGTGTAGCTGGGCTTCTTCTACTTGTAGTTCCAGTCCGTCAGTGCATTGATCTGTGTGCTTACACCAGAACTCGCAGTGACTACCGGGGTTACGCCAGAAGTCTCCTCGATGGATCTGACGGCAGATCCGTATTACGTCTGACATGTAGATCTGTACTTGCTCGGGGGTTCGCTTCGCTGGTATGAAGCACTTCCCCATGTAGTCTCCTTTCTTTCCTCCTTCTAGCCACTTGTCTGATATCCTCTCGGCTATGATCATCTTGTTGGATTTGGTTGACTTGACCTTGGGTAAAGACTTGTCCTTGATCATCTTGGCGTACTGATCCTTGGGGCGACGGATGAAGTCTCTCATCCAAACCAACTCCACTACGTCAGGTAGTTCTCGGGGCCAGCGTGGTGTGCCTACCATTGCTAGGCAGTCTTCGCATGGCCCGTTGTATACCAGTTCTTTGTTGATACCGAATGGATCGTCAACGTAGCAAGGCTTGCACTCTGGACAGACTGGGTTGCCCCACTTGACTGCTGCTGAGTAGATTGTCATCTGCATGTTCAGCATGAACTCAACGCGAGAGGGCTTGAACTCTTGTGCCCTGAACTTCATGTCTCGAATGCTGCGTAGTCCATCACCGTACACTCCTCCTTGATCTATCTGACCAACGAAGAGGTAAGGCTTCTTGTCTGGGAACATCGGGTCTTGGATCTCCAGTACGAATGACTGTTCGTGCATGGTGGATCTGAAGTCATGATTGCGTTCGTGTTCTTGGTAGCCTTGGAGCATCTGGATGTACTCAGACGCGCTCTCTTCAAACATCTCTTCTATGGAATCGCAGCCAGCACGGATAGGAGGATTGGTTGACTGCTTCTCCATCTCTGTGTTGTAACAGCGAGTGAAGTCCTGTAGCAGTTCTCCGAACGTACTGTCTAGCTTCTTGCGAACGTGCATCTCGTACACGACTTCATGTCCTGCCGTACCGAGGATGGCTGCGTAGAAAGGTTCCGACTCTTCCATGTCGAGGACCCATCTGTACATTGCCATCTGTGGACAGAGCAGGAAGTCGTTGAGCATTGACTGCCTGAAGTAAAGCTGACTGCACTGCTTTACTATCTGTTCGTTGATTCCGTTTATTTCCACTGTAAACTACTCCTTCGCGTTTCTAGTTCGTCCGTTCTGTTCCCACCTGTTCTCCTCAAGCATTACGCCTGTAAGCTCTATCGCTCCAAGTGGCACAGTGATAGGCTCTAGTACGTAGATCATTTGGGGAATCCTGAACCACAGGAATTTCTTTAGCCAGAAGGTTGCGGAGATAACTCTTCTGCTGTCAGTGTAGCCAGTCACGCCGCCGTCGACTGAAGTTCCTATCTGAAGCGGTTGCGGCCTACGGATACCACGAACCCTTAACATGAAGTCTCTCTCGTTGACTCCATCGGTTATCATTATTGCCAGTGTTATCATAGTCAGGTCGCCTTATGCGTGCTTAGTAGTTGTTTGCTAATCCTAGCATGACCATCAGAAGGTTTACGTTAACCGATCTGACTCCTTCTATGTCTAGTACTATATCGCTTGCCTTCTCCTTTATTGAATTTATCTTAGAGAGCATAGGCTCGACAGTCACCGGAACGAAGATCTCTACTAAGTAGCGACCGTACTTGCCTGTCTTGTCCTTGTGGGTCCTGATCCAGATTTTCTCTGCGGTACTGAGTATCTCCCTGAGTGCATCCCTGGACTTCGTTCCATACTCTCTATCGGCTCCTCGCATCTCAGGTGTGTCGATCCCGTACAGTCGGCAGACTGTGTTGCGTTTCCATATACCGAACCCACAGTCTATGTCTAAGCGTACAGTGTCGCCATCATAGATCGGGTGCCTCGCAGATGATGAGGTGACTGCTGCTGAGTACTCGTAGGTTTTCATGACGTATTCTCCGCTTTAGCGATCTCCGCTCTGAGTAACTTGCCAGCGTCTGCTTCGATCTGGTGGTCATTGCAGAAGTAGGAGTTCTCACCTGTCTTGTATCCACACCTAGCATGTGGTGCCATGATCCACAGGCAGTGCTTTGTGGTGATGGGTGTCACGAACTGGGATTTCTTTTTACTTGCTGCGAGCAGGGCTAGCTCGCCCTTAGTCTTTGGCTTGGTCATTTGATTCCTCCGCTTTAATGCTCTCGGTTAGTTGCATTTCCCAGACACGCCTTGCATGGCTTCCCATGGCCCGTGTTTCTTTACAGTGGAAACAAGTGCTTCGACTCCACGCGGCCCAAAGCTTTTAAGTCCAAGGAAGTATGATTGAGGCTGGACGAGTGCGTCGTAGAAAGTGACGATGCCGTTGGCGGCGAGGATGCCAGCGAATCGTGGGTTCAACCCTCCTTGCATTAGACTGACTTCAAGCTTGTCCTGCATTTCCATGTCAGCTATAGATACACGTGACATGAACGCTTGCCGTGCTGTTGCTATGACTTCCATGGCTCGATCAAACATGGCGTACTTGATCGACTCTTCAATGTCCGTCATGATTATGGCAACTTCTTCGTCGGACACTATCTGGTCTGGTTTGGCTGCACTGTTTTGAGATGCCGGTGATTGCTGGTTCATAGGTACACCGCCACTGCCCTTAGTCTTTGCACGTGAGCCGGTGTTGTCCTGCTTGCCGTATGTCGATGGGGTTTTAATAGCTGCGGTCCCTCCGTTGCCTCCGTTCTCGGCACTGCCCCAGGTGAACTCCGTTCCTGCCTTTACGGTAGCAGTGTGGGCTACACGGGATGAGTCTGCTGTGCCTGCGAGGGAGTTTTGTTTCTTCTTGGTTAGCTTTACGGTTTTACCTGTTCCTAGTTTCTTTTTCTTTTTGGTCGCTGAATCTCCTAGTCTGGTTGAGAGCGAGGAGGATTCGCCGGAAGTAGGTAGACCGGCATTAGGAAGTTTAATTGTGACTCCTGGCCTGTATGCGGCACCGTGCAGATGGCCGACAGTGTTTGCATTCCTTGGCATGTTATCTCCTGTTCGTTCTGAGCGTGCTGTGAAGTGTGGGATTGTTGGGTAGGTAGTGTTTATGTGGGGACTTTCCAGTGTAAACTATTCTGGGGTTTCTCCATCGTCGTCAGGTACTAGGTCGGGGTCGTTGGAATCTTCTTCTACTGTCTCTCGTTCTAGTTCCCAGCCGTCGAGTGCCCGATTGCTATGTCTGAGTGACAAGCCGTGAGCGGCCATCATTGCACAGTCGTGGATGCCTTTCTCTTTGGCCCATTCTTGGTGTCCGATGATGCTCTGAAGCTCTGAGTTGATCTCTTCTGAAACTTCTTGGTCTGTCTTTCCTTCGATCCAGTGTGGAGCGTTCATTGTGTAGTAGGCGTTTTTCATGGACGCTACGGTCGTTGCTAGTACTGACCTGAGTAAGATCATCTCGTCGTTGTCTGATGGTTTGATCTGAAGGATATAGGGT